TAAAAAGCATATTTGGCAAATTAAAATCTCATAAAATATTTAGATGTATAATAAAAACAAATGAAGATTTAAGACAAGAACAATTTGCAACTCAATTAATAAATGAATTTTATCAAATATTCCAAATAACAAAATCTCATTGTTGGTTAAACACTTATGAAATAATAAGTACAGGAAATAATTCAGGATTAGTAGAAATGGTAAATGACTCATTAAGTTTAGATCAATTAAAGCAAAAAACAAATGGAATATCATTAAATGATTTTTATTCCAAAGTCAACAGTATTTATTGCAGGTGGAAATAGTTTAAGCACCTTTTATTATAATATTAAAGAAAAAAAATTAGTAAAATGGGCCAAATTAAATATAATAAGAATGGAGCCAGCTCTTCAGGTTATAAATAATAAATTATATTGTTTCAATTGCAAAAATATAAAAGAAAATGATGATTATTCATATGAAGTTACTGAATTATATTCAAAACCAAAATGGGAATTTATAAAATAACGAATACTGAAACCAATGAATGTTATATTGGACAAGCTGTTGATATATATAAAAGATGGAATTAGCATTGTAAAGCAGGATTGGGTATTGATACCCCACCAGGAAATAAACTTTATAAAGCTATGATGGATTACGGCCTTTAGAATTTTACTTTTGAAATTCTATTAGAATGTAATCGAGATGAATTAAATGAAAAAGAAAAATATTTTATTTCATTGTATCAAGCAGATACATATGGATATAATGGAAATATCGGGGTAAATAAAAGATGAAATTTGAACATACATAGGTTATGAACTTTGAAGGAGCTTTTAGAGGACTACGCAATCCCCTTGAAAGTTGGGAAAAATCTGATAGTGGAATAAATTATTAGTTATTATTAGAACAACTTTCTTATAACGAAAGTCCTTGTATTTGGAGTAGAAATTTTAACAATTATTATTTTACTTTAGGTCCTAAGGATTTAGATTTAGCTCAACGCATGATTAAGGCAGGAACGAGTGATAGAAAATTTATGCGTCAAATTTTTGTTTCTGTTGATATAACTGCTCCGTTATATTGGTGGAAAGAATTTGATACCTATAAGGTTGGAACAGTTGCAAATAGCACTTCAACTATGCATAAATTAGCATCTACTCCTATCACAATTGATTGTTTTGAAACAGACGATTTGGTTCGAGATTTGAAAGTTTTTGATCAAGAACCTTATAATTATGATACAACCATTGATGGATGCTGGGAAGATATAATTTGTATTTGTGAAACATTACGACAAAAATACAATGAAACTAAAGACAAAAGATATTGGAAAGAATTAATTAGAATTCTTCCTAATGCTTGGTTGCAAACTAGAACTGTAACTCTTAATTATGAAGTATTACGAAATATTTATTTCCAACGTCGTTATCATAAATTAACAGAATGGCATAGATTTTGTGAATGGATAGAGCAGCTTCCTTACGGTAAAGAATTAATTACTTACGAGGGAACTTGAAAATTTTAAAAAATTATTATATAATAAATATATAAAGTAATAAAAGAAAAGAAAAAAGTAAAAAGAGGTAAAAAATGAAAAAGACAGAGAATAGATAGATTTTAGAAGGTAGACTGTATGATTTTGATTTAGTAAAAAAGACAGTACAGAATCAGGCTTCTAAGCATTATGGAGAAGAGTTTTGGTCAGGAACTATCCATATTGCAACAGATGAAGCTGGTTTAAATGTTATTCCTGTTCATTACACCTTTGTAACTCCTACTTTTGGAAATGGCAAAGCAGATTCTCGTTTTGCTGCTTTTGAGAAAATTACTTCTGAAAAGAAAGCATGGATTGAAGAAGGTGTTGGAAAGGAACACGCTGAAAAGATTAGAATTACTCCTGCTGGAGATTTGAATGATTTTTATCTGGTTAATGAAGACAGAGCCGTTTCTGCTCAGAGAAACGAAGGTGGTTTTATTACTTTCGTAAAAGATTTAGCTCCAGAAGGACCTTCAAGAAATAAATTTACTTTTGACATGGTTATCAATGAAGTAAAAGTTATTGAACCTGAAGAAGATAGTGGAGATGTTCTTAGAGCAAGACTTCACGGTGTTATCTTTAATTTTAAGGGAGATATTCTTCCTTGGGATGTAATTGCTTATAATCCTAAGGCAATTGAATATTTTGAAGGATTGAATATTAGTAAGTCAGAACCTGTTTATACACAGGTTTGGGGAAGCATCCAGAGTACAACCATTGAAGTGAGAAAAGAGGTTGAAAACGCGTGGGGTGAACCCGCAGTAGAATACTCTAAAAAGACTCGTAGAGAATGGGTAATCGAAGGTTCAAGACCTCAGCTTTATGATTTGACAGAGGAAGAAGCAAAAGAACTTCAGGATAAGATTGCAGATAGAAATGTACGTCTTGAGGAAATTAAGACTAATGCAATTGAATATTCTAAGAATCAGAAGAGCGCAAAAGCACAGACTCCTGTTACAATGGCAGGACCTTTGTCTACAGTTTCTGATGGTGGTTTTGATTGGTAATTTAAAGGCAAGCGGTTTAACCGCTTGCCCTTTTAAACTATGAGTATGAAAAAAGAAAATAGTGAGGTATAAAAATGGCGATTGATTTAATGAAAATTTAGCCCCATAAAGTAAGTAGAGATTTAAGCGGATATATTACATATCTTTATGGACCAGGTAAGATAGGCAAAACAACTTTTGGTTCACAAATGCCAAAACCGCTTCTTTTAGCTTTTGAAAAGGGATATAATGCAATTCCTAATATTTAGGCAGCAGATGTTTCTACCTGGTCTGAAATGAAACAAATTTTAAGACAGTTAAAAAGACCAGAGGTGAAATAGAGATACCAATCTATTATAGTAGATACTATTGATATTGCTGCGGCCGCATGCTAGAAATACATTATAGACCAG